GAAGAAAGTCTGCGTCATCACCACTGACCTTCGATCCGATTTTGAACCCTAAGCGCTCCACTAGCGCGTTATTGAGAACGCCTGGGTCCGTCAACCCATCATCCCCCTCGAAGACAAACCCCGTACCAGCCTCCTGTCCAGGCCTAAATATACGCAGGTATGCTTCCTCCCTCTGAAGCCCGCCAAGCTTCACAAGACAGTAAAACGTGATCCCCACGTTCACTAAGTAGTTCCCAAAAGAAGTCGAGAAATCACCACTACACCGCCTGCAATGTTTCAATTTCACTCCTTTAATGCCCACGCCAATCGTTTGGACCCTACCTGACTCTTTCCAATAGAAATCAGCCATCTCTTTTTCCCCGTGCCCATTCAGCGCTGCACGAATGAACAACCGTTCAACCAGCCTACCATCCTGACCAATGCTCCCCTCAAAAGCACTGTAATCAGTCACATCCATCCCCCTGCTCTGAGCAATCCACAGCATCCGCCTCACCTCGTCAGGTGATTTATGCTTAATGTGGGACCCAGAAAGGTTTGGGATCTTGTGGTAATTGTCCGCAACATCCACCACACCACACGTCTGCACTGACACTTCAGCCGACATGGGTGTGATCATCCTCGCCCTCGCAAGCCCATTTCCACCATAATTGGCCTCGTCTTTCGCAAATGCGTCACGTCGGGTAGCAGCCTTGATACCACAAGGATGCTCCTTCATCAAACTCCATTTCTTCAAGACAGACTCAACCTGGCTTTTCGGCTTGCCACGAGACACTCTCCTGTACCGCGACACGATACTCTCAGACTGCCATTGTGGGTCTGTTGCCCAGTACTCATCGAGCAACCGGTTAACCAACCACTTACAACTAGCCGTCCAAGATGGCCTCAGTGCCGGTTCAACACCACACGGTTTTCCGATCACTCTCAGAGCACCCATCGCGGCAGACACTCTGTCAATCGCAATGTGGCCAGCTCCAATTGGTGTGAAGGTTCGACCAATTGAACCGACCAAACCAGCAACTCGAACAGCACGTTGTCTGACTCTAAGGAAGAAGTCACCTGCACCCTTAGACCTGAAGTGGCAGTCCGAAAACACCAACTCCTTGACAAGCCCGTAACCCCCCGGCGTGCTAAAAGCCCTCCATTTCGGGAGACATTTTAGCCCACCGCTCATGGGTCACTTTGACTTCGACATCGTGCTCATGCTCGTCCAAGTCCTCGCATCCTCAACCGGAACGACACCGATAGCCCTGTACGAGAACCAATATCCTCCATCGAACCCGTATGCATGACTTGCTAGCGCCCAAATCTTTGAAAATTTGTACACTAACGGCATGTGCTGGGGCACGTTGATATCTTGCATCCTATCAACGATGTCAATGGAGGATTTTGATTCAACGGTAGCAGCGGCGTTACTCAGCCTCCTCAGTGCCGCCTCGTAGAGCCTCCGCGACACCAGTATCGGCCAAGGTGGGTTATCCCACGTCGAATCCCACACCGCCACGGGTTCCACAGGACCAGTGTCACCTGGCAATGAACCACATACATGCCAACCCGTCGTCTCATGAACGGCCCACGTCACATCCACATAAGCCAAATGAGCCGCGACAGGATCAGACTGTCTCATCGGAAACGGCCTCACATCAACACTCTCATCATAACCTGCAGGGCGCGACTGCGAGAATCGAACAACCAGTACCAGATTCCTCGACATGAGTTCCCTTGCCCATCTCCTCGGGCTGAACACCCACCCCCTGCATCTTGCCAAA